AGATACTGTGCAAAAATGGTTAGCAAAAAAATCAAGACCTAATAAAACTTACATGCCTAAAGTGGTTAAATACACTAATGGAAAAGTAACACCTAACGACTTCCCGTATTAGTTACTCACTCTCCTGATTGTTTATTGACGGCGGTACTAACTCAACAACCATTGCATCTATGACATAACGTATAATATCATCTACTAACAAAACTCTTTCTTGTTGATGTTTATCGCATAGTCTATTAACTATTGGTAGTATCTCGCTCCTAAACTCTGAATTGTTTAGTTCTTTTAGCGCATCTGCTACAACCTGTTTAACATTCAAATCTGATATACTTACCATTTTAGCCTCTATTATTTCCATTATATTTCCTCCTTTGGTGTGAAAAATTGCTTGCCGTCTCTTTCTATAATTCTCAATACATCGAGCCACGTTCCACCACCCGTAACTACACCCATGTTATCTTCATCATCGTACTTAACTGTATGATAAGACTTATCAAATCTTATTATATCTGGTATGCCTTGGGTAAAATTACGCTTTGTCGGCTCTTCCGTTACAAATAAATCCCCATCTTTAGGCTTAAATATATCTAGGCTGTCAGGGTGTATGTGACTGCGTGGTACAGGGGTTCCAATTTGCGACACTTGTGCGTTATGTAAAAGCCTGCTAACATCTATATCATACTCAAACTTAACCCCAAACTCCCTACACATGTACGCTGCTATAAGTGGGTCATCGTAATACAACATTATATTATACTCCATGTGATTTTATAAACAGCCCATAATGCCAAACACATTACAATCCCCATTACTATTATTAAGCCCAACACACCCCACATTTCATTGCGGTTTATGTGGTTTATCTTTTCAAGTTCTTCGTCAAATCTACGTTTTGGCATTGTCTTGCTCCTTTTCCGATTCACCGCCACAAAAAGGGTATGGTTTTAATTCATTTTCCATCAGTAACCACCTCCCATTTCTCAACCGCATGTTTAACGCTAGGGCAATAACTGCCCTTACAGTTAATCCATCTAGCTGTAATTAATACTGTTATAGTTAAGCCTAGCAATAATATTATCGTGGCTTTTATTGTTGATTCTGCCATTTTAAGAACTCCATTTAATTGTTAACAAACCAATAATAACAACTGTAAATATATATGTCAAACACATTGTAGATTTTTTTTATACTTTACTATCTCAACTATTATGTTAAAATATCAATGTTGGAGGAGGTCAGCGGTAACGCCCCTAATGACATGATGTAAGAACTTTTTTTCTTTGCTCCTGAGTTGTTAACACCTCCAACTTATGAGCTTTTTATGATAGAATTAGAGTTCCTTTGGTTTAACAGAAAGCTAAGCCCCAATGAAAACGCACACTGGGGAACAATATCAAGACTTAGAAAAAAACAACGCTGGGACGCATATATTATAGCACTGGCACACCCTAAGCCCGAAGTTAGGGAGGAGTATATCTTAGATATAACCTTCCACCCAAAAACAAACCACAAGCAAGATAAGGATAACTGCATAGCCTCTATTAAAGGGCTGTTAGATGGTGTTGCAGATGCTTGGGGTGTAGATGATTCACAGTTTAAGCCTATACCATCAATGGGTGAAAAAGTTGATAACGGCAAGATAGTAATAAGGATAAAAGAATAAAGAAGCCCCACCTGTGGAGGGAGTGGGGCGTTTGTTTTATTATACCCCATTCCCCAAAAATATAAAGCTAAATATAATCATACATATTATTGTTCAAAACAGTCACTTGATAGCCGTAATATTTTTTTTTAGCACCATCACAAACATGTGCCGCGCTATTATTAATGTATATATCAGAACTTTTATAATCGAACAAAGGCGTTATGTATGAATCTTTATATTCCTTTTTAAGTTTTTTAACATACCTTTCCGCAGCCTTTTTTGTTGCCTTCATGTCTCGACTTTTCGAAAATTCAAACGTCATTCCTTTTTTGCCGTAATGTGCATTTAAGAATGTGTTGTTAACCTCATCATCTGTTTTTGCTCTTAGTGGGAAATCTGATTTTGCCATGCTAGTTACCTTTTCTGTTGATTTAAATATTTTTTTACGTCTTTGTTAAGCTCGCCTTTTCGACTGGCTAAGTACATGTTGATAATAGCTGTAACGTCCTTTTTTGGAACGTCAATAGCAACCAAGTCATGTTTTTTTCTAAACCTGTGTAATCTTATATAGTCTTTGTTTTCCATGGGTGCATAGTAACAACCTTTCACTAGGTAGTCAAGCGTTAAAAGAAAACTTCTTTCATTTATATTGACAGTAGAAAAATATACATTTATTATTAACTCGTGTTATATAAACATAGGCTAGCTTGACGGAGCGAAAAGGGGGATTCGTTACACCCCCCTGCCGATTTCATAAAGTAACGTAACCTTAGTAACGGAGGAGTTTATGCCAACAGTGCAATTTACCGAAAAAGAACTAGAAGATTACCTATCAACAAATCAAAATCTTAAAAAAAATTTAGGGTTAAGATTTTTAGTGCGCCAATATAGGACGCCTGTGGGTATAGTTGATATAGTAGCCTACAATGTAATTACAAAAAGGTTTGTAATTATAGAATTAAAGAAAGGTGAGATTGATTATAATGCTTATTTTCAAATGGAGCGATACAGGCACTATTTTGAGCGAAAGTCTATGTTTATGTTCGAAGATTTGGATATGAGGAGGTTTTACAGACGGCGTGACGGAAATTTATTTTTGAGGGAAAATTTTGTAAAGCGTGAGTTTGATTGTCTATTGGTGGGTAGCTCTCTGTCACAACAACTAGATTATACATTGCAACACTGGGAAAAGGACTGTGAGTTAAATTCTGAATATAGAATGTGGTACACTTGTTTTGATTATTCATTCGATAAAGCTTTGCAGTTTAATTATTTTTCAGTTTCGCAGGATAAGATAGCGGGGGTTGTATATGACGTATAATCAGGGCTATTGTTACGCATATAGAAGGGCTTGGTATCATCCAGCATTTAAGGATTTAAGGGAGGCATCTATATGGAATTATCTATATCAGAATGCTGCTTATGAACTTACGGAGGTTAATATTAATGGTTACACGTTTCAATTAGAGCGGGGACAAATTGCGGTGTCGATAAGTTACTTAGCAAAGGGTTTTTGCATGTCAAAAAAGGGCGTGCGGGTGGTCATACAGAAGTTAGAAAAACTGGGTATGGTGGGCAAGCGAGGGACGAGCCGAGGGACAATCCTAACTATCTGTAATTACGAAGATTATCAGAGAAAAGAAAAAACAAAGGGCGAGCCGAAGGGCAATAAAGGGGCGAGCAGAGGGCGAGCAAAGGGCGATAATATAAATGAAGATAATAAAAACAATGAAGAAAATGAAGATAAATTTGACCAGTTTTGGGAAATATACCCACGCAAGCATGGTAAAAAGGCAGCTAAAAAATTATTTGAGAGTCTTAGCAAGAAAGGTATAGATTATGAAAAAATTATCAGAGGTGTTACCGCCTATAAACAGCACTGCCAAGCAAATAATATATTACCTGAATACATCAAACACCCGACAACATGGCTTAATGGTGAATGTTGGGAAGATGAGTACAAAGAAAAAAAACAAAAAATAGAACCGATATTACACGACATAGAAGAAGAGCGTAAACGGCAGGAGGCTTGGGCTAATGGAAAACCTTATTAATGAAAAACTAGAATGTGCAATACTTGGTTGTTTAATAAATAATGGAGAATTGTTTTACAAAGTAACAGACTTGCTAAGTAAAGATTGTTTTACAAGCTACGTTAACCAATGTCTGTTTGAGTGCGTAAGAGATATGCAAGTCAATGAGGGCAGTGTATCAAGCGTTAAACTATATCATAGATTTAAGGATGTCACCGATTCCAAAGGCGATGAGTTAAAGCAGAACTATGTTGACATAATAAGTGCATCAACAGGTGCGGCAGTTATTGGATTTGTAAGTCATGTTAAAACGCTTGTCGAGTTACGGCAAAAAAGACAGATTCAAGAGTTGTTAGAGCGAGCCGTAAAAGAAATAGCCGATAATGAGGCAGAGAAGACCGCCAGCAACCTTCTTGCTAAAATTACAGATATTATCACCGTAGGAAACAATGATAACTCAGTGACCATCCAAGAGGCTATGCAGGGCGTTTATGATGAACTGTGCAACCCAGAGCCACAGTACAAAGCGACAACAGGCTTAAATATGCTTGATACAGCGATGGGCGGAGGTATGCAGCAGGGGCGTGTATATGCTTTTTTAGCCGCCGCAAAGATGGGAAAATCAATGTTAGCTAGTACAATTAGTAATCACTTAAACGAGTGCAACAGAAAACATTTATTTGTTTGTGCGGAAATGGACGCAACGCAAATAACGCATAGAATGTTAGGGCAACGGTTAAATTTACCGAGTCAGGCTTTTTTGTCACGAAAAGACGATGATATAAAAACAGCAGTAGGTCAAGTAATACCAAAAACCAATAATAGTATTTTATTTGAAAACGAGCCAGCTATAGATTTTGACCGCTTAAAAGTGATGGTTGAGAAATATTACTACAAACATAAGATTGAAGGATTTATATTAGATTATTATCAATTAGTATCTGGTCAGAAAAAAGGACAGTCAAAAGCGGAACATCTTGAGGATGTAGCAAATTGGATACAAGAAATAGGTAATAAATATAAAATCTGGTGTTTGTTGTTGGTGCAGTCTAACGACGAAGGGCAAGTATTAGCTTCAAGAGGATTAAATAGAGCTTGTAGTCAACAATATGCAATAAACCGCCAGAAGAACGAAGATGGAATACCTACAAGTGACTTAATTTGGTTAACTATGAAATACACTAGGTACACAAAAATGTTTTCTTTAGGAAGCGAGAGTAACCCAATGTTTAAAATACATCACAACGGAACACACATAGAAGAAATATAATGGACATAGAAGACATAAAATACCTATACCAAGAGCGTATATCAATTATGACCGTAGACGGCAAAGTGCCAGATGATGAAGCTTTTAGAAAGGTTAGGAAGTTAGTAACCCCTCATTTATTAAAGGTTATGAAGGGAAGCAAGGCAGTTAAATTAATATCACAATGGAAAAAGGAGATTATAAATGAATAACCATCTAGACTTTGCAGTATCTATGCACTTAGCAAGAATCAACAAAAATATAACATCAAGAAGACTGGCAAAAGATACAGGTATTGACCGCCAGCATATTTTGGATATTGACAAGGCAAGGGCAGTACCAAACGCCCCAACGTTACATAAACTATGCGAGGCATTAGAATTAGATTCTGTTGAAATGCTAAATAAAATGATGTTGATGATGAATTATTACGAAACAAAAGGTATTGAAATGGGAAGTGATTATATACCGTAACAATGTATGGATTATTAGAGCATAACCAATACTGATAACAAGGAGAATAAAATGGAGTTTGGAGAGTTTTTAAGAAGCAAGCGAGAATCTGCAAATATAAGCCTACGACAACTGGCTTTTAAGACTGGCGTATCACCTACATATATGTCAAAAATAGAGCGTGGCGAGTTCCCACCACCATCAACACGGCTTATTTTAAAATTGGGAAATTTACTAGACTTTGACGGGCAATATGTGTGCATGAAATATGGAAAAATACCAGATAACATCATGTTAATTATTCAACAGCATACGACAGATGTATTACTGGCAATCCAAGATATAGTTGAAAAAAACACTGAGGAGTAAAACATGGAAGATAAAAAACTGGAACAAAACATAAATGAAATTTGGGATAAATACCGAGAGAACTTAGAGCCTTGGGAAAAAGGGCAGTTAACTAGATTTAAGAATAATATAGAAAACGAAAGTAAAGACCTGTTAGCAAAGTCAGTAACAATATACGCTCATGGCAATAGAGAATGTTTTAATATTTTTAAGAAGGGATATTTAAATTCTTTGATAGATGATTTTCCAGAAAACAACAGTAAATTTGTAGCGTTATTTTCTGATGGTTCAGGTGCTAACTTATTTCAAATAAATGAAGATGGTGTTGTAAACGGTCACGACATGCCAGACCTTGACCAAGACTGGCTTATCGAGGCTGGGTATTTATATTGGCAATATTTACCAGAAAATTTTGATATATGGGTGTAGTTAGGGTTGACAACTAGCAGTGGTAAGTGTATAAAAATTATGGGGCGGTACTCGTATCCGCCTCGCCCATTAGGGCAAAAAATACGAGGGGCAACAAATTAAACAATAAACGAGGTATCTATGGACTATTACGAATTTCTAACAACAAAGTTCAAATTTTCAAGTAACAACGGTTTTGAAATATCGCAAGATGATATTAATCAAGGCTGTAAACCGCATCAAAAAGACATAATACAATGGGCTGTAAAAAAAGGCAGAGCTGCTATATTCTGTAGTTTTGGTTTAGGTAAGACTTGGATTCAAACTGAAATACTAAGACTTATAGAAAAACAAACAGGTGGTAAGCATTTAATTATTGCACCGCTTGGAGTTCGCCAAGAGTTTAAGCGTGACGGTAAAGTATTGGGAGTTGATTATACATTTGTTAAAAAAGACCATGAAATAACAACAGATGGTTTTTACATAACAAATTACGAAAGTGTCAGAGATGGTAAGATTGACGTAAACCAATTTACTAGTATTTCTTTAGACGAAGCTAGTATTTTGCGAGGTTATGGAACAAAGACATATCAATCATTTCTATTATTATTTGACCAAGTGCCATATAGATTCGTAGCAACTGCAACACCTTCGCCAAACAGATATAAAGAGCTTATACATTATGCAGGTTTTTTAGGCATAATGGACACAGGACAGGCTTTGACTAGATTTTTTCAAAGAGATAGTAAAAAAGCTAATAACCTAACTTTATATCCACACATGGAAAGAGAGTTTTACCACTGGTTACATTCTTGGGCAATGTTTTTGCAAGCACCAAGCGATTTAGGATATTCAGACGAAGGCTATAGTTTACCTGAATTAAAAGTAATTGAACATGAGTTACCCGCAGAAGTTATTTCAAAGGATTTTGATAGATGGGGGCAAGGTAAGCTTATAAAAGACGTAACAAGTTCATTAAGTGAAACATCAAGAGAAAAAAGGGAATCTATAGCAGATAGGGTTTTAAAAGCTCAAGAGATAATCAATAATGACCCTGATAGCCATTATATAATTTGGCATGATTTAGAAGACGAGCGTCATGCTATAAAAAAGGCAATTCCAGAGGCGAAAGCAATATATGGAAGTCAAGACCTAGAAAAAAGGGAACAAGATATAATAGACTTTTCAGACGGTAAGTTTAAATATTTAGCTGCCAAACCGTCAATAGCAGGTTCAGGTTGTAACTTCCAGAGGCATTGCCACAAAGCTATATTTATGGGCGTTGGTTATAAATTCAATGATTTTATACAGGCAATACACAGAATACACAGGTTTTTGCAAACAAACCAAGTTGAGATTCATATAATTTACACAGAAAACGAGCGAGAAGTTCTAAAGTCACTCAAAAAGAAATGGGCTGATGATAAAAACTTACGTGTAAGAATGAGTGAGATTATAAAAAAGTTTGGATTAGCAGAAACAGGACTTGCAACAGAATTAAAAAGGGATATAGGCGTGGAAAGAAAAGAAGTAAAAGGTAAATATTACACAGCAGTACACAATGATTGCGTAGATGAGGTTAAGAATTATGTAGAATCTGATAGCGTGGATTTAATTCATACATCAATTCCCTTTGGAAATCATTATGAGTATTCAGCTAACTATAACGATTTTGGACATAATAGCGATAATGTAGAGTTCTTTAGACAGATGGACTATTTAACACCTGAATTGTTAAGGGTGTTGAAGCCTGGACGTGTTTATGCTTGTCACGTGAAAGACAGAATACAATTTGGAAATGTTACAGGTTACGGCATGCCAAGCGTTGACCCTTTCCATGTGGATTGTATCAATCACTATAGGCGACATGGTTTTATATATTTTGGCATGATAACAGTTGTTACGGACGTTGTAAGAGAAAACAACCAAACATATAGATTAGGCTGGAGTGAGCAGTGCAAAGACGGCTCAAAAATGGGCGTAGGTTCACCAGAATATATATTACTATTTAGGAAGTTACCAACCGACACAAGTACAGCTTATGCTGATACACCTGTAAAAAAAGATAAGAAAGATTATACACGTGGAAGGTGGCAAATAGATGCACATGCTTTTTGGAGGTCTTCAGGTGATAGATTTATGAACGCTGAAGACTTTGAGGGCTTGAACGTGGAAGCTATAAGCAAATTATTTACACAAAAAAGCCTAGAAAATATCTATAGCTACAAAGACCATGTTCAGGTTGCTGAAACTTTAGACGATAAAGGCACGTTGCCAAGTTCATTTATGAGCGTAGCACCTGCAAGCCATAGAGATGATTGTTGGCATGATGTGCATAGAATGAATACATTGAACGCGCAACAAGGTTTGAAACGTGAAGCTAACCATGTATGCCCGCTACAGATTGATATAGTAGAACGGATAATCGAACGCTATACAAATAAAGGTGAGCTTGTTTTAGACCCCTTCGGTGGTTTAATGACAGTTCCTTATTGTGCTGTAAAAATGGGGCGTAGAGGTTATGCAAGTGAATTAAATAAAGACTATCATAGATGCGGTGTAAGTTATCTAAAAGCTGCGGAACGTGATGTTGATACTCCTACGCTTTTTGATGCGTTAGCTGTGTAAAGAATAGCCTACGAGCTATAGGGAGGGTGTTTTAATCATTAATACTTTGTTAAAATTATGGTTTGCCCTCCCGTATTTAAAATAAAAAGCGAAAAAAGATTAAAAAAGGTTGTTGACACTAGTATTGCAACCATATATACTCAGTACCAGAGGTTAGGCATAAAGCCAAACTACAAATCAGAGGAAACGATTATGACTATTCAAACTTACAAAATCACAGAAACTACAGTTCACGCACACAGTAAAAAAGCTGATACCGTTACAACAAAAACTGTTCAAGCTAAAAGTGCGGCATCAGCATTATGGAATGCTGGACATATTTCGAGTAGATATGTTGTTAACAATAATGTTGAAAAAGATAATGCATATAGCACGTGGTCTCAAGGCACTAAAACAGCGTATGCAGAGGCGGTATAAGTGAACTGGCAAGAAAAGGCAGAAACAATGCTAGGGTATCACTGGATTGTTACCCTAGCGCATATAGCAGGCTACGAAAAAAGAACGGTTCAAAGGTGGAGAACAGGCTATAAGCAAATCCCTGATGATGTGGTGCAGGCTATAAACGATATGTACGAGATATATAAGGAGCTTAACAAATGAAAGAGATAAGAGAAGCTTTAGAAAACGCCAAAACAGCGGTAGCTATAGGGTTGGCGAGTGATGGGGTTTGGATTATCGATGAAGCCCTAACCCTACTTGATAAGATGGACTGGCAGCCTATAGAGACAGCACCGAAAGATGGTACAGTAGTTGATTTGTGGCATAAGGGCGGTAAAGATTGTAAGGGTCATAGAACACCTGATTGTTTTTTTAAAGATGGCGAATGGTTACATGGTGGTTTGTTCCCTGTAATGGGCATTGAAAACTACACGCATTGGATATATACACCTGATAAGCCAAACAAATAATAGAGCTTCTAGTTGATTAATATGGATATGACAAAAGCAGACAAGCAAGAATGTAAATTTATAATAACAAGTATATTGGTGTGGATAAATGTAGTATTGTTAATACTTGCATAATATATTGATATATAGTAACATTAAGTATATTTATTTATAGAGGTTGATATGGCAGAACTTTCCTACAATGAAATGAAAACCGAGTGTGCAAGGCTAGGTCTTAATGCAAAGGGCTCGAAACAAGAATTAGCTGAACGTCTTGACAGGTTCGAGCGTGGGGATGATGCACAAAAGGTATATGTAGCCGAAGAAGATAACAGCACAGTATCACCTGATGAAGTAGTTGCTGAAAATCCTACGGTTGACCAATCTCAAATATTAGTACCTGATGAACTTGAGCAAAAGCGTGTAGTACATGAAACTGAATGGGATAAGATAAAAGCAAGGCTTGATATTATATTTGCTGGACGTGTTCAATATTTCCTACAAGAGAATTGCCCCAACAACTATAGCATTGTGTTTAAAGGAGCTGCAAGACGTTCTGAATGTATTAACATAACAGCAGGCGAAAAGACAATCCTACAAATGGCGCAGAAGTTCGTTAGCCCTACAAAGGGAATTTACATAACTAAAGGTGGTGACACACCAGAAGAAGCTATGAAGAAATTTCAAGATGCAAACCCTAACTTAGGTTAATGATATGAGTGATAAACCAGATGGTTATGTATATGGCAGACCAACACCATACAAGGAGGAGTTTTGCCAACTAGCAATTGAGTGTGGTAAAAAGGGAATGTCTATCGCCGAGATAGGCGCAGAATGCGGAGTTAGTAAGCAAACAGTTTACAATTGGATGAAAGTTCATAAGTCCTTTTTTGACGCAATGCAGACAGCTGTATCCTTAGCACAGTCTTGGTACGAGAAAATAGGGCGTGAAAACGTCATTACCGACAATGATAAGAAGTTCAACACAGCATTGTATAATAAGATTGTATCTTGCCGTTTTCGTGATGATTACAGCGAAACTAGTACAGTTTATAATAAAACATTAGAAAATCAAGTTGATGAAGTGCCAGAAACTCAAATTGATAAGATTGCAAAAGAGATAGCAAAGGATTTGAAAGAAGAGTTTTAGTAATAAACTAACGACAAAAGTCTAAAAATTTACGGGGTTTTACTTTTAATTGACAACATTCTAAAAGCGCAACATGACGACAAAAGAAGAGATAAAGCGACAGATAATAAAAGCAGCGTGTGAAAATGACCCGTTGTTTTTTACCCGTTATTTCTTCAAGCATCGTGAAGGGATGAAGTTTATAACAAACTGGCATCATCGCCTTATTGCAGATACATTGCTTGAGATTGAGAAAGAAATGTATGATGGGCATGTTGTTATAATTAATGTTTCGCCCGGAAGTTCCAAGACGCAAATGGCGGTTGTAAACTGGATTGCTCGCTCACTTGCTATTAATCCACGTTGCAGATTTCTGCATTTATCATATTCTGACCAACTTGCAGAACAAAATTCTTTAGGTGCAAAAGACATTGTTGAAAGTGACGAGTATCAAGATTTATGGAATCTAAAAATAAGACCTGATAGTAAATCAAAAAAACGTTGGAATGTTATATTTGACGAGAACGGCACAGAAAGAAATGCTGGCGGTGTTTATGCAACTTCAATGCGTGGACAGGTGACTGGCTTTCGTGCAGGGCATATGAATGGTGGGTGGCAAGGTTGTATAATAATCGATGATCCCTTGTCACCTGAAATGGCTGAATCAACGGCTGATAGAAATAGAATTAACGATATTCTGGTTAATACGATTAAATCCCGTAAAGCAAACCCCTCGACTCCTATTCTTTTGATTATGCAAAGGTTGCATGAGAATGACCCAACTGGCTTTATCAGAAATGGTGGTTTAAACTTACCAGTAAAGCATATTAAAATCCCTGCTATTATCCAAGATGAAGAAACAGGCGAAGATAAATCTTACTGGGAGTATAAAGAAAACTTTAAGGATTTAGTAAAGCAGCGTGACGAGGGAAGCTCTAAAGAGAAATATGTTTTCTATGGGCAATACATGCAAGAGCCTGCGCCAGTTGGCAATGGTGAATTTAGCAAAGACAGGATACAGTTCTTTAATCCTAACCACGAGAATTTTAGTTGCCGAGAAATGAATATATGGATATTCTACGACCCTGCTAATACAAAAAAAGAAAGCTCTGACTATACGGCGATGGTTGTAGTAGGGCTAGCACCAGACCAAAATTATTATATTATTGATTTAGTGCGTGATAAGTTAAACCCGACTGAAAGAGTTAACGCGCTTGTTAAGTTGCATAAGAAGTGGAATGTGAGAGGTGGGAAACCACCTAGAGTCGGTGTTGAGCAGTACGGAATGATGACTGATAAGTATTATATAGAGAAAGCACAGGAAGCAATTAACTATCGTTTTGGGTTGGAGGAGTTAAAAGGCAGACTAAGTAAAGAGGATAGGATAAGAAGAGCTATACCCGATTGGGATAATAGCCGTGTTTACATTGCTGATAAAATCCTATATAATAACTACAAAGGTGAAGTGCATGATTTGTCAAGTGAATTTATAGAAGATGAATTGATGCTTTTCCCTGTTGGTAAAAATGACGACATGATTGATGCGTGGACTCGTATCTATGATGTCGAGGCGTATTTCCCACAAGAGCAAGTGGAGTATTTAGCAGGCGGTGAAACTATAGCAAAACAAAGTGGCTATTCAAATGACGATTTTATGAGTTGGTAATGTTAAATAAATCAGACCTATTAAAGCAATTTAAAGAGCATCATAGCATTTCAGAAGCTGGTCTTGACTTGCAATATCAAATGGCAGAGCTTAACCACCAGTTTTATAGTGGTGATGAGATGGCTTATAGCGTTGGGGTATCAAGTGGCAAGCAAAGAAAGATTGTTGTTTTTAATCGCATAAAGCCGTTTATAAATTCTATTACAGGTTTTATGATTAAGCTAAGAAGAAAGCCAGATTATCAAGCGAGAATCCCAGAAGCGCAACTACAAAAAGAATATTCAACTAGCACTAATTCATTTTCTGACTATATACGTGGCAACGCTAACGTTGAGCAAGTAGAATCACGCCAAGACAAAGAGATGCTTATCACAGGTATTGGAGCGGTAGACCAGAGCGTGTCTTATATCAAAAATCCATTTGGTGAAGTTGCTGCTTGCTCTTTGAAGTTTGACGAGTTTGGTTATGACCCACAGGCAAGAGCTGCTAACTTACTTGATAGCCGTTGGGTTTATCGTCGCAAAGTTATGAATCGTGAAGATGCTGCTGATTTATTTAGCGCAGAAGAAGAAGACTTTGAGGCTGCAGAAAGCCCGTTGTCGACAACAAGCACAAGAGATAGGTTGTATGCTGACAATGAAGTTGATGAGGACTTAGTGCAAGTGTTCTATTACCAATGGTGGGAATATGACGTTTATTATCGTATTGAGAATCCATTGTATGAAGATATAGACCCACTTGTTAGGCAAGAGATAGCGCAAGCATTTGAATTGTTGCGTGATGAAATAGACATTAAAAATGAAGACGATGATGTTTTGGAAGATTTGTTTTCATTTGACCCTGTGTCGGAAGAATTAGTTGTGACGACTAAAACAAGAAATTTGTTACATGCGTTGTTCGATGAATATGGAATTGAAGCAGAAGAAGTAAAGCATAAGCGTCAAGTTTATTATACGGCTATTATATCTGGTAAGAAAGTATTTCAATCGTTTAAATCTAAAGACCAAAACGGCTTCACAATCAAATTTAAGACTGGTGACTATGACGAAATAAGAGGCGTGTGGCATGGAATGGTTGACCAATTGAGAGAACCGTCACGTTATGCAAATAAAGCGTTAACAGAGATATTATACACGATTGCCAACAATTCCAAGGGTGGCGTTATGTATGAGATTAATGCTGTTAATGACCCTAAGAGGTTTGAGAAGCAATGGGCTTCAACTGATGCTGCTATTCGTGTTAATAATGGCGCGTTATCTGGTGGCAAGATACAAGCAAAAGCGCAAAGCGCACTACCGAGTGGTTATGAGAATGTGTTAGCTGCTGCAAAAGCGGGTATGTTTGAAGTTACTGGTGTAAACCCAGAGTTTTTAGGAAGCTCCGAAAATAAGCAAGTATCAGCATTATTAGAGGCGCAAAGAATAGAGCAGGTTGTGTCTACGCTTGCAACATATTTTGATAGTATAACTTTATATCAAAAGGAATCTGCACGTTTAATGCTAACTTATATGCGAGTTATATTTGAAAATAATCCAAGTGTATTAGTTCGTGTGATTGGTGAGAAAGGTGTTGCAACAATGGAAGCGGTGAATGATAACGCTTTATTTGCTGAATATGATGTTGACGTGCAAGAAGTGCCAACAACACCAGTACAAAAGCGGGAAAACTTAACGCTTATGTTAGGAATAGCGCAAAACTTATTAATGACAGGACAAAATATTTACCCTGCATTGATTAATGACATGCCTATTAAGGAAGCAACTAAAGAGCGTGTAAGACAGCAGCTTGACCCGCAATTAACACCAGAGCAACAAGCGCAACAACAAAGACAAGCTGAGTTAGCGCAACAAGTTGAAGCGTTAAACCTTGAATCATTGCAACAAGACTTGATTAAGAAGCAAGCTGAAGTGCAAAAGATACAAAGCGAGATTGCTAAGTTGGCTGTTGATTCTGATAAGACAAGAGCGGATACAACTAAAGCAATTGAAGAGGCGCAGAAATTGGATATAGAAAACGACCAACTTCTTAATGCTAGTACAAATCAAATTGCATTTACCATTTAATCACTAATTAGGAGCAATGAACATGAGTGATTTAGAAATAGAACTAAAGGAAAAAATAAAGCAAGCACGAGCGGAGCAGGAGGAGTCTTTGCAAAGTGAAGTAGGTGATATTAAAGAGCCTGTTGAAGAAGAGCAAGAAGAAGTTGTTGAGGAGGTTGCAGAAGAAGAACCGGAAAATAACATTGACGAACAAGAAGAAGAAGTTGAGGATAATTTAGAGCTTAATGACGAGCAAGAGAAGGATCCCAAAGCAAAGAATGCTTTTCAAAAAATGCGTCAAGAGCTTAAGGAGCGTGATACTGTAATAGAAGAAATGCGCCGAGAAATGGCAAGGATACAGGGGATGCAAGAGGCTATGTTAAAGCCGCAAGAAGAAGCTCAACAAGTTGAGGAAATTCCCGATAAAGATTTAGAGCCGGAGGAATGGTTTGATTATCAACTAAAACAACGTGATAAGAAGATTGCAGAATTATCAGGTAAGTTTGATATTATTAATAAGCAAACAGCCACTAGCCAAGCGGAAGCAACTTATATAAACCTAGAAAGCGACTTTACTAAGAAAGACTCATCTTATACGGATGCAAAATCTTATTATGTAAATGAACGCACAAGGCAATTAAAAGAGCAATACCCAGCAGCTACAGACGAGCAAATTAAACAAGAAGTAAAGCATGAGGAATATAGACTAGTTGAATCTTTAGCAAAAGCAGGTTTTCAACCAGACGATATATTCACAGCGATAAAAGCAAAAGCGCAATCTATGGGTTATAAGGATAATATCCCGACACCAAAGCGTGATAATAAAAAGCTTAAACATAATATGAGTAAGTCCGCTAGTCTCAATGACGCACCAAGCGCGAATGGTGATATAGGATTTAGCGAAAATCAATTAAAGCGAATGGGTAAAAACTTTAGTGAGGTTAGTAAACTTGCTAAATCTAAAGGTGATATGAAGAAAGCGCATGATGCGTTGAGAATTGCAAGGCTCAAATCATATACTTGATTAAAGTAATATAGTTTGTTAATATAAGGTATATCTTATTGCACTCGCCGACTTTCACGGCTGTAAAATATGAAACGTATCTAGCAAAAAGACAATAATTTTACATTTTATAACTTTAAATGGTACATACAAATGGCTGTTACTCCTATGAATAGAGGTGACGCATTGAATGTTGAGTTGTGGTCGAGCCAGTTACGTTTCGTGGAAATGATGAAACGCTACCAGTTCGGACATATGGCAGCTCGTGGAACAATCATGCGTGCCGATGAACTAGACCGTGCGGAAGCAGGGGATAAAATTACAATCCAACAAATTGGTCGTCTTACTGGTGAGGGTATTGGCGAAGGTGGAACTTTGGAAGGGAATGAGGAAGCTCTTAACCAACAAGGTTTCTCAATGGTGTTTAACGTATTCCGGCACGCCGTTGCTTACTATGGCAAGTCTACAGTAGAACAAGCTAGAACTCTTGTAAAATATCAAGAAAGAGCAGAAGAAGCTTTAAGAAACTTTCATGGTTCACGCCTAGATGCTTCTTGCTTTAACCAACTTGGTGGCGTTAATTCAACTACGATTGATGTTGATGGCACGGTTTACTCTGGTGCTGCTAGAACTTTCGTACAAGGTCTAAACTCAATTGCTGCTCCATCTACGAATAGAATTATCCGTGCTGGTGCTGCTGCTAATGACGAATCAATTACTTCTGCTGATACTATGACGCTTGATTTGATTGATGTTGCTTTAGAGAAGCTACAAACTACTTACCCAACTGCGGAAGCTCTTGATGGTAATGAGTTTGATATTTATCTATCTCACCAACAAGCTTTAGATTTGCGTCGTGATACTTCTGGATCAATCCAATGGTACACAAACTATCTATCTGCCATGGAAGGCGGTAACCTAACTGATAACCCAATTATGACTGGTGACGCGTACGGCACTAAACCGATTGGAAAATATCAAAACGTTAATATTTATACTTCAAACAGAGTTGCAACTGGTGTTTCTTCTGCTGATAGTTCTGCTATCTCAACAGTAAGACGTGCAGTCCTATGTGGTAAAGATGCGTTGTTATTCTCTTCTAAATTCTCTGGTGCTTTGACTGGTGATGATACAAAGGGCGGTAATGTACCTTTGCAATTCTTCCGTGAAGATAGAGATTTCCAATATGTGGAAGCTACAGAGGGTCGTATGCTATATGGTGTTAAGAAACAACAATTTGAATCTGAAGACCTTAATAGCATCGTTATTTCAACTTATGGCGCAAGTCATACATCATAGGAGGATAGAAGATGACTACACCTGATATTTTTGCTGATGGCTATTCTAATAGTGATGATGCTTTCTTAAATGCTCCTAGTGGACAAGGAATCCCTGCTCGCCCTGTGCGTGCTACTGCAACTATTGCCGCATCTAGTGCGAGCGGTACTGTTGTTGGTTTAATTCCTTTTCAAAAAGGCGCAAGTGTTGAGATGGGTAGTATAGCTTTGCTAACTGCTGATTTAGATACGGGGACTGATGTAACCTTTACTTTGGGTTATGTGTATGATGATAATACAACTTACACAAACGACCCAGATGCTTTTATAACATCTAATACAGGCTTTCAATCTGCTGCAGCTTTAGTTGGCGCAGATGGAACTGGTGGTTTTGGCTTTGTTGCTGAAGCTGATGGATGGGTTGCTATTACTACTGGTGGTGGTGCTACTACCACAGCAGGCGATGTAACTTTAGAAGCTCGTGTGACTTACGAGAGGTACTAAAAATGGCTACTCTATCTGAGTTACGCACTAGAATTGCTAACAAGCTATCAGACGGTGAATTGCTCCGCCCGAATAGTGCGCAGATAGACCAAGCCGTTAATGCTGCTATTGATTTCTATGAGAACAAATATTTTTGGTTTCAAGAGAGCGTGGCAGCATTAACAACAACAGCGGGCAGCGGGGGGCTTTCGAGCCTCCCGACTGATTTTAAGTTCCAAGTACACCCTAATAGTTTGGTGTTGCTTAAAAATAACGACAGATACGAATTAGAGCATATATCTGCTAGCCAGTTTGATGCTATAGCAAATGATGTAAGTAATGGTTTGCCGAGATATTATACTTATCGTGATGGTGCTTTTGAGATAACGCCACTTGCTGATGATACATACACAGTTAATTTATATTATTATAAAAGTTATGTAGATTTGGTTGATGATGCAGACGAGAATGATTTTACAAATTACGCAACGAGATTGATTGAATATAAAACGCTATTAGACCTTATCGAGGATTATAAGCCAGAAGATGCAAGGCAAGCAACATATTCAATAAAAGTTAAAGAAGAATACCAAACAATAGAGAATGAAACATATAATAGAACGGCAACTGGCAAAATTGTTGGTGAGAATATAGCCGAGTATGATGATTCAAAATACTACTATTACAGACGCAATTATTAAAAAGGAGATATTGCAATGACTCACCCTATAAGAAATCAAGTTGGACGTTTAACCGGAACATTCACATGTAACGGCGCAAGTGCTGTTACTGTTGTAGCTCCAGAAGTTACCCCTAATAGCGTTATTGTTGTAACTCTTAAAACCGTTGGGGGAACGGTGGGTGCTATTCCTGCGGTTAAAACAATTACACCAGGCACTGGCTTCACTATTGCCGGAACTGCATCTGATACTTCTGTATATAACTACGCGGTTCTATAATGGAGCTAGTTTGTCACGAACAGCGCAGGAATTGGACGTGGTATTATAATGCCGAGCTAAAAGAATATGTGCGGCTTGATAATGCAACAGGACGAATGAAAGGCACTATCACAGGTGTTAATCTTCCTAATCCTGATGAAATAGATGCAGCCCGAAAAACAGCTAAGGCTAGAGGGCAACTTCCATTAGCAGCTCGTGACTGCGCCGACAAAGTAACTAAACAATTATGGGAGCATTGGGAAAATGCCAAATCTAACCAGTAATTTTAGCTTTAATAAGCCTTTAGTGAACGACCCTATAGACGAAGATTTATGGGGAGCTCAGTTAAATGCAAACTGGGATAGTGTAGATACTATTCTTGATGCTTTAACGCCAATTGGCACAGTTCAAGTTTACGCAGACACCAGCGCACCAAATTCACGCTGGCTGCTTGCTTATGGACAGGCAGTTAGTCGTACAACTTATTCTGCATTATTTAGTTTGGTTAGTACAAGTTTTGGTGCGGGCGATGGTTCAACAACGTTTAATCTGCCAGATTGTCGGGGGCGTTCTATTGTTGGTTTAGATAACTTAGGAGGTTCAAGTGCTGATAGAATAACAGACGCAAATGCTGATAGTTTAAATAATACTGGTGTCGGTAGTCAGACAGGAGCAGGCTCTATTTCTGTAAATTCTGTTTCTTTATCAAGTAGTAATTTACCGAGCTTCACAATATCTGGTATAGCTCTAAAGGGTACTGTTTCTAATAGCACAGGTGCATTTATGTCGGGGCAGGGTGCGGATATTGGGGCAACTGCATCTATTAGTTATTCTGGATCTGGCTCATCATTTACACCAACTGGTAGTTTTACTGGCACGACAGGTGCAAACGTTCAGCCATCTATAGCAATGGGTGCAATTGTAAGGGTGTTGTAGATGCCGATTATACCGATACTATCTAAAGCAGGGGTTCAATACGAATCTGATTTTACGGAGTTTTCTACTCCGCATTATGTATCTGCTGATAAAATACGATTTGTAGATGGTTTTCCAGAGAAAATAGGCGGCTGGGAATCTATAACTATAAATGATAATTTGCCGGTAAATGGTGCAGCGAGGTCTATATTTTCTTATAATCTAAGTAGAAACGAGCGTTATTTAATAGGAACGCATAGCAATTTATACTATCTTATTGGTAGTAAACTAACCAATATAACGCCTTTAGTGACTGCGACAACGGCTATTGCTAATAGTTTAGATTCAAATTATGTAACTTTAGGCTCAAATCCTATTACAACAGTTGATGGCAGCACAACAGTTACAGTTGCGGACACAGGAACAAAGGTAAGAGTTGGCGATACAATAACATTATCAGGTTCTACGGCAGTTAATGGCGTGCCAGCAGGGCAAATAAACACAACGCACTTTATAAGAACGCAAAGCACAGACAGCTACACGTTTACAGTTACCACAGCAGCAACTTCAAGTGGTTCTGGTGGTGGTGCAAGTGTAGTACAAGCAACGCCTATAATTACAGTTAATCAAACGGCGCATAGCTTCCCAGATGGCGCAAGAATATTAATACAATCCGCTGCTACATTTGCAGGGATTCCCGACACAGATATAAATATCGA